TCATTCTTCGTCTGCTGCCATTAACCCAGCCGCTTTTAGTTTAGCGAGCAGAGCATTAAAATCCGTGACAAGAGTGGCTGTATCCTCGGCTATGCTGTCGGCTTGATTAGCAGCCATTTTTACCAGCCCAGAGACTGACTCCGTAGCATCGGTAGGATATGTTGGAGCATACAGCTTACCATCTTCACCAATTTTGATTTCGACAGTATCACCCTCATCAGCAGCGGCGGCTTTTACACCACCGAGAGTCTCCTCTGTTGCCACGAGAAGCGGATTGGCGGAGAGCCCCGTTACCGAGGCTCCTTCCTTGATTTCAAGTGTTCCGCCTATAACAGTTTTTTCTCCGCCTTGTTCGGTATAATTCTTAGTGTTATAGCTCATAACGCACCTCCATTAAGCTTTCTGCTGAAGTACTTTTATGGCTTCAGGTAGAATTAATTTTCCATCCACACGCTGAGTAGCAACAAAGCCTACTTGGCCAGTAACAGCATAAAGTTCATTAAGCCTCTTAAATACACGACCCTGACGATCAGCTACCCAGTAATAACTAAAATCACCAAATGCGATACTCTTCGCAGCTGCAGCAATAGTTGGCATATATGCAGAAGTATACAATGGTCGATTGAGGATAGTATCCGGTGTACCTGCCTGTAAGGAAGGTTGCCATAGGTACTGTCCTTGACCATCCTTTAGTTTACGGATTGCTTTTACAGTGGCGTCGTTCATAACGAATACAGCCTTATTACGGTAAGGTGCCTTTAATGAATAGAACAGATCAAGTACCTCGTCCATAGTAATTGCCGTAGCACCTGCAGTAGTCACACCAATTTGGGCACCACCTGTAGAAGCAAGGATACCTGTCGGTTTTCCAGATCCATCACCGGTAAAGAACGCTTCTTCCTCTTTGTTACCGATACGCCTTGCAAACTCCTTAGAGATGTAGGCTTCAAGATTGAACACAGAATCGTTAAGAAGCTCCTCGGAAACTTTGATCATGGTAGCGAGTTTGTAAGCTCCTATAGAAACCTGTCCGAAACTATCATCGCTATCTGGGATAGTGCCTTCTTCATCCACCCAGGAAGCAGTACCTTTTGTAGCTACAACAGGAATTTTCCTATCGCCAGAAGATGTATTGATAACATTGGCCAGTGAACGGAAAATGTTCTCTTCCTCAAGAGCCTCTACTAAGGTACGTTCAAACTCGTCAGGCACAAGATAACCACCCTCGGAGTCTGTACCGATTTGAAGGGCATTTCTTACGTTTACATCAAGGCCTTCCCCTGCACGAGTACGCATAGCATTCCAGAATGCTTTCTTGTACTCTGCAGACGCACGTCCTGTCTTATCTTCAGCATGTTTGGACGGTGTGTTTGTAATAGGGCTACTAGTGGCTTTGGAAAGTTCTAAGTCAATAACCGCCTGACGTTCCAAACGTTCTATTTCCTTACCAAGTGCAACAACTTCAGCTTCCATCTTTTCATAGGTTTGTGTGTCCTCTGCGGATAACAATCCATCACCGCCACGTTTTGAATCAAGGAATGCCTTCGCCGCATCCCAAACCTTAGCGCGTTTCTCGCGCAATTCAAGAATTTTACTCATTGTTATTTCCTCCTTTAAATTAGTGAGAAATTAAAGAAAGCCGCTTATCCAGCGACTCTATAGGTGTACCTGTCTTTTGTTTTTGTTTTTTGGGTAGTTTGCTAATAAGTGAGTTAGTAACCGCCATCCTGCTAAAGATAAGGCTATCTGTCAAATCCGGTGTTTCATTTTCCATAAACATGATCTTATCTGCAAAACCAAGTTCTATGGCTTTATTTGCATTCATCCATGATTCTGCATCCATCAGATGAGAAAGCTTTGTTCGGGAAAGACCAGTCTTTAACTCATAGGCATTAATAATACTTTCCTTAACTTCATCTAATAGAGCCTTTGCTCGCAACATTTCCTCGCTGTCACCGATGGCAATGGTCGAAGGGTTATGAATCATGATCATGGATACCGGCGACATATATACATCTCCACCCGCCATTGCAATAACGGAAGCTGCACTTGCCGCAAGCCCGTCAATTTTTACAGTGACCTTTCCTGTATAGTCCATAAGCATGTTGTAAATCTGAGCTGCTGCAAACACATCCCCGCCAGGAGAGTTAATCCACACTGTAATATCACCGGTGCCAGCCAGCAGTTCATCTTTGAACATCTTAGGTGTGACCTCATCACCCCACCACGTTTCTTCGGATATCACTCCATTTAAATAGAGAGTGCGCCCTTCATCAGAATCTCGCACCCAATTCCAGAACTTCTTCATTTACTGACCTCCTTCGGTTTTGGCAAACGCTCCTGCGTCAGCCAGTTTCGTCATATTTCCGTTAACCAGATATAAATCGCCACCTTCCTCAGCTGGGATACGGTTCATGTCCTCCAATTCACGGATATCATTAGCTGACATCCAGCCATTTTGCCGCCCAATAGCATAGCCATTCATTCGGCTTTGATAATCGCCGCGAAGCAGACCATCTAAGTTGAACTTGATGAATACTGATGTTTTCTCAGAAGGCAAAATAAGCGATTGCTGGAGACTTTGCTCCCATCTCACCACCCACGGATCGAGAGTGTATTTTACAAACTCCAAAGACTGCTGCTCGATATTAGAGAAGCTAGATTTCTCAAGATCTCCCACCATATGAGGAGGCACACGGAAAATCCTTGCAATCTCATTGATTTGAAATTTCCGTGTTTCTAAAAACTGAGCCTGTTCTGGAGGTATACCGATGGCTTGAAACTTCATGCCCTCTTCCAATACAGCGATTTTATGTGCCTTAGCTGTGCCTTGGTAAGCACTATTCCAGCTATCCTTGACTCTCTGTATGTCTTTAATTACTCCTGGGTGCTCCAGCACACCGCCGGGATTGGCTCCATTAGCAAAGAATGCCGCACCGTATTCTTCGGTAGCAAGTGACATACCGATTGCATTTTTTGCCATAGCAATAGGGCTATAGCCAATGAGTCCATCAAAGCCTAAGCCTGGTATGTGAAGTACATCATCTTTGCGAAGTGTGACATAGCCTCCCTTTGGATTCAGGCCACTTTCGTCTGTATCCCGGTAGTAGGTATAAACCAGTTCACCATTTGATGCTCGACTTACTTCCATCTTGTTAGGAAGTAGGGGATAAAGCGCAATTGCCTGGCCACGACCATTTCGAACTATCTGTGCATAAGCATTGCCCCAAAGTAAAAGATGACTCATCAGTGTTTCTCGAAACACAAATGAAGTCATCTCTGGATTTGGTTCATCATGAAGAAGGTAATACAAAGGGTGGAAAGGAATCTTTTCTTTACCTCCATCAGAACGATATCTATATACATGTAGTGGCAGTCCAGCAATAGCTTCAGCTAGTATTCTTACGCAGGCATACACCGCTGTTGCTTGCATTGCAGTACGCTCATTTACTGTTTTGCCAGATGATGTACCGCCAAATAGGAAGGAAAATGCGCTACCCACACGGTTTTGCGGTTTGTCCCTTGAACGAAACAGTCCTTTTAATAAATTCATAGGCCTCACCTCCAAATTGAAAGAATTACACCACAAACAATCATTGAAATTTATAGAATTATTAAACCTCTCTCGTCATACACCGAGTCTCCACTATTACCTGGCCCACAGCGGATGGCGCGGTCGAGTGCCATAATAGTTGCCACTGCTCCATCTATTTTTTCTGTACTTTTTTCCTTGTCCGGTTTTATATTTCCAGCCGGATCTGTTTTTATATAGATGTTATCCATCATCCACCGTAGTACTGGATGCCCGCCGTGTGCTATTCTTTCTTCTAATGTCAGTTTCATAAGTTCCTTTGTAGGTGGTGACATATCTTTAAAACCTTGACCGAAAGGAACTACAGTAAAGCCTAACCCTTCAAGATTTTGCACCATCTGAACAGCGCCCCAGCGGTCAAAAGCAATCTCTCGAATGTTGTACTTTTCCCCCAGTTCTTCAATGAATTTTTCAATGTATCCATAATGGACTACATTTCCCTCGGTGGTTAAAATATAGCCTTGCTTCTCCCAAAGGTCGTATTGCACGTGGTCTCGTCGAACTCGGAGGTCAATATTATCCTCCGGCATCCAAAAATACGGGAGAACGGTATATTTATCTGTTTCATCTTCCGGTGGGAACACCAGCACGAAGGCTGTAATGTCAGTGGTAGAGGATAAATCAAGTCCTCCATAGCATACTCTACCTTCAAGGCTCTCTGGTTTTACTGGAAACGCACAGGCATCCCACTTTGCCATTGGCATCCAACGGA